CGGCGAACCATCACAGGCCCGAGTAGATAGCAGCCTCCTCCAAGCCGCGAAGGCTGGAGCACAAGGCGCGAGGGTGAATAAGCTTGACCGCGAGGGGTTCGCGGCGAGTGGAGCCAAGCTCCCCGAAAGGAACCCTTATCGAAACAACACGCGCCGATCAAACTCATTCTCCCGATGATCTTGCGGGCGTCGAGAGTAAATACGCAAACTGTTGTCGGATAAGCTTTTTCCGCTCGACCACGAAGTCCTCGAACCGCTCCATCTTCCATAGGTCCGGGTCCGACGGAATCATGTGCATTTCGAGGTATGCCCGATCTTTGCCGGCGAACCACTGGATCGGGGGTGTGTCGCTCTTGCCGCCAGCTCCGTTCTCTTGCTGGGTTAACAACATGCAATTTGCGAGCTGATTGCGTTCCGCATCTCTGTACTTCGTCAGGTCTTTCCGCCCAGTTCGCGGGTTGACTTCCTTCACCTTGCGGAGGGCGCTCTGCGGGAAGATATGGTCCACCTGCGGCAAATTGTTCTCGTAGGCGGGGGTGTAGTTGAAGTCTCGATACCAGAGGTTGAACAGCAGATGCACGGTGTCTGACCCGTATCCCATTTGCCAGAACCGATCCTCGGTCAACTCAAGGCTTCGCCCTTTGGAACGAATGACGTCGAATAGTTCATCGATGTCGAAACCACCCAGTTGTTTGATTTTGGCAACGAGATCATCGATCAACTGATCTGGTGTGCCGCTGAAGGCCCCAGCCAACAACGAACGCAAGAGGAATCGATCCACTTCCCTCGCCTGTTTCCAGGCCTGCGGGAAGTGATAACGCACATAGATCAACGGGATCAGGACCAGGTTCGACGGCATCGCCTTGTCGCACCGGATGAATGTCTTGCCGCGCACGAAGTCAATCACATCACGGATGGCCTTGGAGATGTCATCCCACTTGTCCTCGATCTCGTCTCTGACACCAGGCTTGCGGAACTTATTCACCTCATACCTAGCCCCTTGACCAAGGAGCGTGAGGCACGTTTTCAGAACAAAGTCGCGCGGGAACGAGAAGCCATGCTGGTTCAACTGGGATAGCAGATCCTCCATCTCCTCGTCGGCGTGATCCCAGCTAGAGGTCAGAAGAGAAAACAGCAGATCTGACTTTCCCAGTCGCGTCCCGCCAGAATTTGCACGGATGAAGACCTCGACCACATCTTCTTCGGAATACAAATCCTTGTTCTCGATGCTGTCCAATTCCTGGTACGCGATGCCATCGTCGGAATGGAACGTTTTGAAGATCAGGGCGACGTGCTCCGACACCTTATTCTGTTCATCCTCGGTGAGTTCGCGCCCCGCACCGCGAATGATCTGCTGGGCGAGCACCAGGGAGGTCTTTGGACTGAAAACCAAATCCTTGAACTTGATCCACGGAAACTGGGCCGTAGCGCCGTCCAAGAAGCCAAACTTGTACTTCACATCGTCGGGGGCAGCTACCTCGCCGCTGAGAATATCGATGTGCAGTTCGCGGCCTTCGTAGCTACCGCACAGGCCGATATACAAGCTTTGCAGCCGCTGCTGCCCGTCGAGCACCAGACATTTCTTCTTGTCGTCCTCGGGAACGTAGAAGTCCGTTAGCCGCGTCAGCAAGCCACGGTGGAAGTTGTCGATGAACTTGCGTCGCCTAATCGGACTCCGCGTTTTCCAGATCAACAACGTGCTGATCGGGTACTCCCGCAGGATTGAATCGAACAGGCGACAAATCTGTTCCTCGCTCCAGACGAACGGACGCTGAATGTTCGGCAGCCAGAACCCGCCTTCCTCTTCGGGATTGTTGAGGAAGGTGACGATCTTGCGGAGCGAGTGCTTGGGGGTCTTCATGGGCCGTAACCGAGAACAATTTTGGAGAATATTTTTTCAGGTCGAACGTCTCATTTCGTTGCGTACTGGTTGATTCAACTCGTCCCAACCTCATCATCCAGCCCCAACTCCCGCAGGGCGGACTTCGTCTCATTCGCTTTGGCGTCGGCCTGTTCGCGGTCCACTTTGACCTCGAAGCTGACCTCCAATTTCAGGTCCGGCGTCGTTGCGTACTTGCTGAGCACCTTGGTGTAGAAGTTCATCCACTTCTGCGGCGGGACCGTGCCGCGCCAGCGAATGTAACGCTCGCCGGGCGGCGGTGGCGGCGGCGGTTGTTCGTCTTTGGTGGTGATCCGCACCTCGGCCAACGCTTCGTGGCCAGCTGCGGTCGCCTTGACCGTGAACGCTCCTCCGTGGTCGGCGGCGGTAAACAGACCGCTGGCGTCAATCGACCCACCCGTGGCCGTCCAGGCAACCGCTCCGGTCGCAATCGGCTGATCGTACTGATCGATGGCCGTGCAGGTGAACGAAGCCTGATCGCCGACCTTCACCACGACATGCTCCGGCCGCACAACCAATTGAGCCACATACGGCGGCTCGCGGAGCTTCTGGGCTTCGTCGGGCTTCAGGATGAACACATCGTCAGAGATTTCCACGTCGGCGTCGAACAGGCTCTCCTTCAACCGTTCCAGCTTTAGCCGCCCGGCGGCGTCCTTGGTCGCATAGCCGATCAGGCCCTGGGTCACGCCATCGGCAATCGTGCGTTTGATCTGCTCGGGGTTAAGGAGTCGCGGCAACAATGGCGACGAATAAAACGCATCTCGCACCGCCTTGGTCGACCACTCGTTGAGCGACGCCGGCCAATAGGCGGGCAGCTTGCGGGCAGGCACTGACTCGACGATTTCGTCCAGCCCACCGCTCGAACCGAGCCGCTGCAAATACGTCTCCACCAGACTTCCGGCGGAACTGGATGTGATGTTGCCCAGGTCGATATGCCGCAGCTTGTTCTGCTTGTCGAGCAGGTAAAGATGCTTGTACGCCCGAAAGATCGCCTCGTCGAGATCGCGCTGCGCGTTCTTGAGGTTGCGCTTCAGCAGGTTCAACTGACCTTCGTCGATTCGCTTCTTCGTTTCCTCGTCGTCCTCAATGTCCTCCCAGGCCAACACCTCGCGGGCCTTCTCGCGGATGTTCTCGCTAGGGTCGGCGACGGCGAAGATCAGCGCCGATTTGAAGGTCCGCCCGCTGGTGCCACTGTCGCGGACAATCGTTTCCATCAATTCCCGCGTTACTCGCTCCTCGGCCAGATGGTCGAGCGACATCACCACCAACGTAATACGCGGGACTTCCTTAACGTCATTGCTGCGTCTTGGGAAAAACTCGCGTTCCAGAAACTTGCAGCTATCGGAAGAGTTCTTGCGAAACAATTCTTCCGTCCGCTTGCGGATGCGATCCTCTATTGCTTTGTCTTGCACGCTGCCGCGACGGCTCACCAACACCTGATTCAAATTCGGCGCTAGCCCAAAGCGATACCGGTTGCGTTCCCATTGCAGATAGAAGCACGCCCCCGCCAAACCTTCGAGCGCCGTATCGACGTCGGCCGTGTTTACATCCGGCCCGCAGACGTTGGTCTTGATCTCCGGCAACGAGGCTTCGGCGCGGGCTTGGCTCTGGCCGCCGTTCGACTCGAAGAAGATTGTCGTCGCCACCTTGCGATGGAGCTGCGCCTTCTTGATCGCGTCGGTCGCCTCCTTGTCGAGCCGCAGGCTGTGTGACTCGCTGGTCTTGCCGGTGATGTCGGCCGTTACCGGAATTTCCAGTTCCGATGATCCAAGTTGCTCGAAGACCGCGGCCCGAAACAGCGGGTTGTCCAACGGCGCAAGCCCCAGCGTGATCAGCGGCTCCTGGGTATTCTTACGATGTTCCTCTTGATAGTTGTGGGCCACCCATAGTGCCAAAAGCCGCAACACACCGCGTGTCCGCTGGAAACGCGGCAGGCTTTGCCACTTGCGCTCGAAGACCGAAATCACCGAGGGATGGAACGGGTAGCACGACTTGAACTGCTCGTACACGGCATCGCGATCCACGCCAGCCAATTCCTGTGCATGATCGGCCGCCCATTCGGCATAGGCTGAGATCGTCGCCAAGGCATCCTTGCTCAGCCCCTCCCACTCGAACAACCGGCGTCGGATGATCTCCTGCATCTCGCGGTCGGCCGACATCAGAATCGCCTTGCCCGTCCGGTCGCACAGCTTCTTAATCGAATCGTGGTCCCGCTGGTCGTCGGGGTTCATTTCCAGATCGGAACGCGGGATCGAGATGCACAGCGCCAGGTTGTTTCGGGCGCGGGCCTCTTCGCACAGGTTTTGCAGGAAGTTGAAGAACTGGTCGCGCAGGCCCAGCTTGCGCCCGCTGCTGATGTAGTTGAGCAGCTCGTCCATCAGGATCAGCGTCGGGCCCGACGGCAGCATCTCCCGTAGCACGTCGCCGGCGGGCGAGACGCCTTGTTCGTCGTGCTGGGCTACCTTGGCGAATGCCTCGGGGCCACCCAACTGCCAGGCGATCTCGCCCCAGGCGGTCTTGCGAGTCGGTTCGCCGTCCCCCTTGCGTCCGGTGATGGCGTCGAACTCCGTTCCCACGAACACGGCGGTGCGCGCCTTGGGCACGGTGCTGACGCCGGCCTTGTCAAGAATCCGGTTCACCCCTTTCCAGGTCTTGGCCTCGTCGCCATGCCCGGCCAGATGATACAGCGTGGTCAGCGCGTGCGTTTTGCCGCCGCCGAACTGCGTGGCCATGTTGAACACGGCCGACGTTTCAAGCTGAATGCCGCTGAGCCGGCGCACGACCTGCGACGACAATTCCAGCAAACTGCCCGTCAAATAGGTGCGCTCGAAGAACCGGGCCGGGTCGGTGTAGTCCTTCGACACCGTATCGCGGCCGGTGCGGATGTGGTCCAGGTGAACCGCGAACTCGGACGCTTCCAACGGCCGATTCTCCCGCAAGTCTTCGCGGGGTGTGACAACTTGATACCAAGGTTTCAGCTTCGCCATTGTTACAGTCCCAGCCCTTTCTTCCGCGCGAGCACGCCTTCCACCCAGCGGCGTTCGTCGGTGCCGGGCGGATAGAGTTTGTTGAGGTTGTCGGCCAGTTTCCAGAAACGGGCGTCCTTGCCGATGCCGTCTTCGACAAGAAAGCGTTTGAGGAGTTCACCGCGGTTGGCGGCGAAGAGGATCATCGCTTGGTGGACGCGGTCGAGGACGGTGGCTCCGGCCGGCGGGCCTTTGATGGCGGTCCAACCGGCATCGGCCGCTTCGGCGTCCTCGAGTTCGGCGAACAGCGTTTTTTGTTGGGGCTTCTTTTTGCGCCCCTTGCCCGCCGCTCCAGCTTCGGTCCCCTTGCCGAACAAGTAGGTCGTTCGTTCGGCGACGGGGAGCAGTCGGGCCTTGTCTCCCTTGATCTCGACGAGCGATTCGCATTGCTCCAGATGCACGCCCAGCCCCTGGGCGATCTTGCGGGCGGCATCGTATTCGAGCAGGAAGCCGCCGGCTGCTTTTCCCTTCCCGCCGCTCGGCGTTTCTTCATCGTCACTGTCGCCGGCCGATTCTTCGTCCTCCACCGACTCATCGGCAGCAGACTTCTTTCCGTTACCGTTCGTTCCGCCACCGCCAAGCGTCCACAGCCACATGGCGCTCAACCGGGCATCTGGTTCGAGGCCGGCCGCGTTGGCGTCTTTGAAGATCAACGATAGGGCCTCGGTGGAAACGGCGGCCCAGACGTGTTCAAGGTATTCGCGGAGTGTCGCCTCTTCGCCGTTGGCCTTCTCCACCCGGCTATACCGACTAAACACTTCCAGTGCCGGCCCTAGACACGCGAAAATGGCATCCGCTCCAACCACGCCCTCGGCCGCAAGCCTCGGCATCCATTCGTGAATCCGTTTCGGAAGTTCAACGAGAATGTCTCGCCACTCACCGGCCAATTCGGTAATTGTCCCACTCGCGTCCTCGCGCGGGCGGCAGACGAGATGGACCGACGACGCCAGCCGCGCCTGCCCTTGGGCGGCGACACGGGTTTCCATCTCGGTGTCAATGGGCCACGAGCCGGTGATGACCCAGCCGGCATCGACGACTGCCTTGAGGATCGCCTCCCACGACGCAGTGGTCTTGCTGGCGAATACGATAGTGCCGATGCCGTCGGGACGCGTGAGGCGGCGGCCTTCGCCAAATGCCTTCGTCAATTCGCGCTCGTAGAACGCGATGTCCTTCGTGCTCTGGCTGAGCTTATGCGGGCGATCAACGACAATCTCGGCGTCCTTAGGTACGCCTCCATCGCGGAAGAGGGCGGGATGGACATTGGCGAGCGTGCGACGCATCCAGACATAGAAGAAGTCGGAGAGATAAGCATAGGGAACAGCATCGTAGTACGGCGGATCGGTAACAAAAGCCGCAGCCGAATCGTCGGGTAGCGGATGATGCGTCGCTGAGGCTTGTTCGACGTGGCCTGGATTACAGAAGTCTACGTCGGTTGAACCGATTGCCTTAAGTACACCTTCGACTCCGTTCCAGAAGTCTCGCGTCGCGCCACTCCAAGGATTTACTTCCGCAAAATCCCACACCATACCAATAGCTTGTCGACCGAATAAATGCCCAATATCCAGGCTCGTTGGCCGCCATGCGCAGTTCGCGCAGTTCGCATCAGCATGCTTAGTTACTGCCATGCTCAAGCACGTCTGCACCGCTTCCGCAAGTCCTGCATCAGCAGAGTCTGAAATTCGATCACCTAACTCACGTACCAACCGCGCAAGCGTCGTCAGGGCCAATGCCTGCCGAGGCGAAAACAGATCGCCCCAACGCTCCATTCCATAGATTGGTACGCTCACTCGGCGCAGCTCATTGAGTGAAATCTTCTCGTCGGGCACTAGACTCCTGCGGCTTTGCTGCTCATCTTCGGCTCTCTCGCTCTCGCGTCGGCCCTTAGTCGCCCGCGATGTTCCATCTTCTTTCTCTCGCCGCTCTAGTTCAGCCGCCGCGCGTCCGATAGCACTCTCATCAGCCTTGGTCGGTGAACGGAAGAAACGGCCCAACTCCTGCCATTCCTCAAAGTGCGCCTTGCGGCCAGTATAACGCTGGGTCACAAGCGTCGTTACCACCGCAAGCAGTCGCGCGTCGGCCGCGCCTCCTCGGCGTTTCTTCAATTGTGCGCGAACGGAATCGACCTTCGTGGTGTAGGCTGTGACCGGGCAGGTGACGCTGCCACGCGCGACGGTGCCCGGCGGAACTTCGCTGTCCCGCTTCGGCTGAAAGACCTCCAACAAAGGCCGCTTCACTTTGCAGAGGATTTGCTGACCGTCTTCGTAATGGATGATCTCAACGGTCTCGGTCTTGACCTGGCCTGCATCGTCACGGACCCAGCGCAGCGCCACTTTGCTCCCTGTCTTTTTCGACAGCCAAAACGAACGCATGAGCGGCACCTCGACGGGAATTGCTCCCTGGCCGGGTGCTTCGGAAAGGATCGTGCGTGCCCACAGATAGGCAATCGGTGTTTCCCGCTCGACGCGGTCCAAGCACCACGTCGCGTTGTCCTTTTGCCGTTTGATCTTGTCTTTTGGCTGCGGATAGTAGGCGTCGAGATTGACCTGTTGCGGCGGATAGAACTCGGCTAATTCCTTCTCCGCCTGCTCCTTGATCCACGCGCCCCACTTGCGGACTTCATCGGCGAGCTGCTGGCCGTACTTGGGGATGTACTCCAATACGACTTTGTTCAGTAGCACAGGAATCGGGTTCAGATCGCTGGCGAACGCATCGGCCCCGACACGAAGTGCTTCGAGCGGAATGCTGCCGCCGCCGGCGAACGGATCGACCACGAGCGGCCGCGTGCCCGATTCGCCGCCAAGCGCTTCGTGTGCCGCCTGCGTGAGGGCGCGGCTCGTCTCCAGATAGGCGGGGACCGTCGAATTGTCCCAGTTGGCGAAGTCGGCGATGAAGTCGAGCAGCGCCATTCGCAGGATCGGCATGTCGGTCGGCTGGTTGGCGTCGAGCGTGAGCGTGCCTGCCGCCAGGGCTTCCCAACGCCCCCGAGCCTCCTCCGAAAGCGTCCTTTTGAGTTGCTGTTCCTCTGCCGTGATCTTGTCGGGGTTCACGCGCTTGGCAAACGCCGTTAGCGCTTCAATCGCCGCCTGACGAAAAGCCGGCGGACAGAGCGGATCAGCCGGATCGGGCCACAGCGCGGCGCAAATCACCGCGCGGCACGCCGCCAACGGCCGCCGCGCCCACCAAATGTGCAGCGTGGAAATATGCCCGTGCCGAATCGACTTCTCTCGCCGCGCATGCGCCGAGATGCGGGCGATAGGAAGATCGACTTCGATGAGGCGTTTGGGATAGTTCACGACGTCTTCTGTTCCGTTGATTGGGCCGAGACCACAACTTGCGGTCCGATCTGATAATGTTCCACCGCCATCACCGGCTGCCAGCCAAGTTGAGCGGGATTTTGAATCGTGTGCATTTGGGGCGTGCCGCCGCAGTTGAACGCGACGTAGAGCCAATAATCGCCCTTGAGCCGAACTGCCGTTTGGTACTCGTTCGAGCTGAGGGCGACGACGCCCACGCCGGCCCGGCCTTTGACCTCGATGAACCGGACCTCAACGAACGTCTGAGGGTCTTCGGGGTGCGGGCGGCGGGAGATCAGGTCGAAGCCGCGATTCTCGCTCTCGACGCTTTCCACTACCCAGCCGCGGGCTTCTTCGTGAGCGATGGCTAGTTGAACCGCGATCCGTTCGATCTCGTCGTCCCGCACCATCGGGGCAAGCTGCGGGCTGGCGCGTTCGGGATGGGGCACGATCCAGGCTCGGCCCAGATGTGTGATGTCCGCTACTGCGCAGTGGCGTTCGAGTTCCAGTTCCTTGCGGCGGGTTTCCAGGCGGTTGTTCAGGTCGTCGAGATGCTGCTCGGCCTGCGAGATGATGCCATCCAGTCCAGTGACCGTCTGGCCTTCGATCTGGCGGTTGAGAAACTCGCCCAGTTGGTTGTTCTGCCGGTCGATCAGCGAATTGAGACTGATCTCCACATGGCTGGCGATGCGGGCCACCTCCCGCTCGCGGGCCGCCGATTCCTTTCGCACCCACGGCTCGAGCGAATTCTGGTAGAGGAATAGTTCCACCTGGCTGCGGTCGGGGATCGCTTGTTCCGGGGCGGGCGTACCGAGCGGGGCCGGAGTGATATCGTGCAAGAGCGTCGGTTCGTGGATGCGCATTTCGCCAGTCGGCAAGGTTTCGATGACGAACAACCGCCGATGCAGGCAATGGCCGCGACCATCCTTGATCGACGCGGCGAAGACGTCGATCAAGCCGGGGGCGCTGCGGTGCAGGTCGTAGAAGACCGCGCCGCGCCGCAGCGAGTCTTCAGTTCGGCTGACCACATCGGTGCGAACCGTCTCGAACAGCGGATGCCCCGGCGTAACCCATTCAAGCGTGGGATCGGTGCCCAAGAGGGCTTTGTCGAAGACGATTTTGCCGTATTCGCGCCCCAGACGCCCGAAGCGATCCTCCTGGCGATTACCGATCTCCACCAGATGGCGCGGCACCTTGCCCACGCGATAGACGTTACATCGATTCGTGGTTTTTTCTTTGCCGTCGAGCCGCTTGGGCTGTAAACCCGTATCGGGCGCGGCGGCGATGAAGAACTGTTCGATGACCTCAGGCACCAGCCGCCGCTCTTTGGCTTCGACCGACTTGCCAACGATAGCCGAAAGGTTCAGTTCCTTTTTGGCCAGCCCTTCAAGGGTCGACTCGGTGATCTGGCGAAACCGTTCGGGACTGACATCGCGGACGATGCGGTCCTGAAGCTGATGCTCGTCCAACTGCCGGGCGTACATCTCGCGGAACAGTTTCTCCAGCAGGTTCGACGGGAAGACTTCGCCTACCACATCAAACACCTGGTCGCTGCCGAGGTCTTCGCGGATCTCCTTGAGCCGTTCAATGAGCTTTTGTAATACCCGCCCTTCGCGGGTGTTCTGAGCGACGAAGTTGAAGACGACGCAATTCTTCTCCTGGCCGTAACGGTGGATGCGCCCAACGCGCTGTTCGAGACGAACGGGGTTCCAGGGAATATCGAAGTTGACCATCAACCAGCAGAATTGCAGGTTGATGCCTTCTCCGGCCGCTTCGGTGGCCACCAGCACTTGGGCCGACTCGCGGAACTCGCGTTCGGCATAAATGCGAGTTCCGGGCGTATCGCGGTCGCCGATTTTCATACCTCCGTGAATCTGCGTGAGGGTTAGCCCCCATTCGCGCAGCTTGCCGAGCGGACGCTCGTCGCGACCGTCGCCGGCGAGATAGTCGAGCGTGTCCTTATGCTCGGTGAAGATTAGCAGCTTCATCCGCGGGTTATCGAAGATGCCTTCTTCCTTGAGGATCGCCTTGAGCTTAAGCAGCTTCGTCTGGATGTCGCGTTCTTCGAGCTGCTTGGCCTGAACCACGAGCTGCGTCAGTCGCCCGATTTCTTCTCGCAGCGCGGCTGGATCGACCGACAAGACTTCGTCTTCGAGGCGGTCGATGAGCGCTTGGCGTTCTTCTTCGGTGAGATCCTCGAAGTCTTCGGGGAGCTTGCGTTCGATTTGTTCCTGGCGATAGGCGTCGGGATCGTCGAGGATTTTCTGGCGACGCGCCCGCATGCGTTCGAGGCTGCGCCGCACGGCATAGACCGACGAAGCCATGCGTCGCTGCAACATGGCCATCGTGAAACCGACCGCCCGAGCGCGGGCTGTCTCCTGGCCAGCTGCGGCCATCGATTGGTCTTCCACGTAACGCGTGAGTTCGTCGTAGAAGTCGAGTTCCTCGCCGTCGAGATCGAACGCTGCGGTGCGGACCTCACGCTTAGTGAAGAGCTTGCGAACTTCGCCCGTGTCGGGCGCGGGAAATGTCACCAGCGCTTCTTTGGTACGCCGCAGGTAGAACGGGGCCTCATGGTCGCGCAGCGCCTGCTGAAGGCTTTGGATGCTGCCGTAGACATCGGGATCGAGCAGCGCCAGGAACCGCCGAAAATGATCGGGGTCGCCTTTGTGAGGCGTCGCCGTCATCAGCAGATAGTGGTCGGTCATCTTGGAGAGCGCTTCGCCCAGGCGGTAGGCGTAGGTCTTCCGGTCGTCCGCCGGAGCACTCATCTTGTGCGCTTCGTCCACGATGACGAGATCCCACTGCGACCGCAGCAGGCTTTCGCGGGCGTCCTCGATGATCGACACCCAGGAAACCGAAGTGATAACCTGATCGCGTTCTTGCCAGGGGTTCTGGCCGTAGTTGGCGCGCAGCACATCGCCGCGAATGACGTCGAACTTCTCTCGGAACTTGTCGGAGAGTTCGCGTTGCCACTGGAATGTGAGGTTCGCGGGCGTCACGATTAGCGCACGTTTGACCAGGCCACGGGCCTTGAGTTCCTTAAGCAGCAGCCCGGCCATGATCGTCTTGCCCGCCCCTGGGTCATCTGCCAGCAGAAAACGGATGCGCGGTAGCTTTAGAAAGTAGCCATAGACTGCTTCCAACTGGTGCGGCAGCGGATCAACGCGGGCAATGGAGAGGGAAAAGAACGGGTCGTATTCGTAGGCGAGTCCGAGTCGCTGGGCTTCGACCCCCAGTCGAAACAGGCGGGCGTCGCCATCGAACGGCTCGCGATCTGCGGAGATAGTAAGCTGTGCGAGCTGCGAGGCATTCAGAACCGGATCGTAGGTCAAACCGGATTTCAGCCCCCGCCCGATGATCTTGAGCGACTCTCCCATCGGCACGATGGCGAGCACCTCAACCCGTTCTGGTAGCGTTGGTCCGCTTACCAGACAGCCGGGTCTGATCATGTTGCTGGTGCTTGCGGTCATTGCAGTGCGCCTGAATGTGCTTGGTGGAGCGAATGATTATCGTGGCTTGGGTGCCACGTCTGGCCCCGCCGCCTTGCCGCCGCGGACCCAATCGTCGACTTCTTCCTTCCTGAACTTCCACAAGCTTCCGAGCTTGTGAGCGGGCATGTTCTTGCGTTCGATCCACTTGTAGACGGTGTCGCGTTTGATGCCCAAATAGCCGGCAATCTCATCCACGGACAACCAGCGATCACTGGTTATGTCGTTCATCGAAAACCTCTGCGCGTACAGAGTTTGGGGGGAGTTCTGGAGCACCCTCCGAGGAGAGCCTGTCCAATTCATCCCGTGGCAATCGGCTCAATCATAGCCGATATGCTAGCAAGGCGAAACCAGCGAAATCGCCCAAAATGTGGGGTCGCCGTCAACAAGAAGACGCGGAAAGGGACTCACCAACCCAACGCTTTTCCAACGCTCCATGCGAGCACATTTCGGCGATCACGGAAGTCGAGATATCATCGTTCCGTCTCGGACAGCAGCGATTGCATGGCGGCGCGGTTGCCGGCGACTGCCCGGTAGCGTTGGTACAAGGCTTGATTCGGCGAGCTTTTGCGGTCGCCACTGGAGGCCTGGGCTGGGTGCCAGAGATGGTAGAGCGGGTGGTCGAAGCGGATGCCGTCGGGCAGGATGCATTTGACGGCCATTTGCCAGGCGTCGTCCTCTCGGCCCCAACCGGCGAAGCGACCGTCGAAGGGGACGTGCTGTAGCGTCGACTTGGCGACTACCAGCAGGCCGCCGCCGACATTTCCGACGTAGGGCTGCCGTTCACAGGCGCTTCGGGGCGTGGGGTAGTGGCCGGCGTAGAGGCGTTCGGTCACCGAGCGGGTCAGCCGGTGAACCTTGCCATGCGGCGTCGCCCAGGGCGCTCCAGCGGCCACGGCTTCGATGGCGTCGACCAGTCCATAGCTCCAGACGTCGGCGTCGGTGATTACGAGTATATCGTGAGACGCGCGAGCCACGCCGTTCATGATGGCCCGGCTGCGGTTGAAGGGGGCGTCGCCAGTTCCACTGTCATCGGAAGGGACGATTTCCGCATTAGGGAACGCCTCGACGATCTTTCTCCGAACCCACTCCCATGCGCGGGAGCGAGGTTCGTCCAGCTCGCGGCAGGGGACAACGACAGAGAATGGAGTTTCGGCCTTCGGCGCATCGGGTTCGCGGAACTGGGCCGTGAGTTCTGTCCAATCCTTTTCGAGCGCCGGCGTCAACTGTTTGATTGATTCACTCTGCCTCGCGGCGACCTGCTCGTATCCTTCTTTGCGGTTTAACCCCGAGATGTGCCATCCGCAGGGTGTGGTGCCCCAGCGATAGATGTAGCTCGGGCGCGGATCAAAGCGAATCGGATCGGCGCGCCGCAGGCTTGCCGCTTTGAATCGCCGTAACAGTCCTTGGTCCTGGCCGCTCTGAATCCAGGGGTAGCCGCCGACCCGCTCGAATGCCGCGCGACGGAACGCCCATGCGCCGTGAAACATCTGCCCATTGGGCTTGGGGGCGAGGCGCTTGCGATTCTCGGTGTAAAGGGCCGTGGGGATCGTGTAATCCGCGCCGGTTTGCTCCAGGGCCGCGACCGCCGCCGTGACGTGCCACGGCAGGTACACGTCATCATCGTCCCACACGCAGTAGATCGTCGCGTCAGACGAAGACAGCGCCGCCGAAGCGTTGCGCTTTTCGCCAAGAGTGCGGAAGCGATGGGGTGTGGTGATGAGCTTGACGCCGGGGGCGGTGATCGCATCGGGCGCGTACTGGCCCGCGTCGTCGAGTACGATCAGTTCGCGTAGTTCGGCCGGATAGTCCTGATGCAGAAAGCATTCGACGGCATTGGCTAGCTCGCGCGGCCGTTTGTAGGTCGGGCAGAGGCAAGCCACCTTGGGCTGATGGGGGGAATCTTCATTCGTCACGTTCCAACTGCTCATGCCGCGATCCTCCCTTGTGCTTGCAATGCCTGAAACACCTGCTCCCAACCGGCCCAGATGACGTCGGGGCTGGCGAGTTCCTCGACAAGCCGCTTCCGCGCGGCGTGGATAATCCGCATCCGCAGGTCTTCGTCGTAGGCGAGCAGGGCCGTGTAGTGGGCCAGTTCTTCGTCGCAGTTGCCGAGAAAACCAGTGACGCCGTGCTCGATCATTTCTCGCCAGCCCCACTCGTTCTGCGCGACGACCGGCACGCCTGCGGCGAACGCTTCCAGCCCCGCGCGGGGCCAGTTTTCGCGAGCGCCGCCGTTGACCGGCAGGGTGCAGTGCAACTGGCGGAAGAAATCCTGCGCGGAGAGCGCCATCGGCTGGAGGCAGTCGGCCCAGGCCGGCGCTTTGCCGAGCTTCGCGTGGGTGCGGTCATTCATGCCGAGCATCAGTGCCCGCTTGGGGCGATACTGGATGCGCTCATAGATCGGCCAGGTGTTGCTCGACCATTTGTCGGCATCGGGCCGGGCGGCGCGGCCGACGACGAACGCTTCACCAGCGGCGTGCCGGCGTGGATGGAAGGGCCACTCATCGGCGTCGAACGCCCCGCGGATCAGATGCCCTTGGGCCGGCTTGTAGCCGAAATTGGCCAGTTGCGGCTCGAGTTGTTCGCGCTGAAACTCGCTCTGAAACACGAAGGCGTCGAACGGGCCGCTACTGCGGTAAAAGTCGCGCTCGGCGTTGAACAGCCACGTCATGCAGTTGACCCACACCATGCGGCATCCCAGGTCACGCAACCGTTTGGCATTGGCCAGAAATGCGCTGTTGCAGAAACTGACAACCATCGCACCGGCGAGACCTGGCACTTTTTCCAACGTCTCGGCCGTAGCCGTATGGGTCACGCAGCCGAGTTCATCGAGGCGCGATTTCCACTTCTCATCCGCGCCCCAGGTCGGGATGAGGTGAACCTCGACGCCGAAGCGCCGCCAGATCTTCACCGTGTGCCACGCCTCGGTCGAGGCCCCGCCCAGGTCGCCCGGATAGCCCATCAAGAACACTTGCATCGAATGGTTGCTCCTTAAGATGACGAATCGCCCGACAATGACGGCCCGCTCGACGACGAGCTTTCGCTGGACGAGCTTTCAACAGGCGGCGTTGACGGTGAACTCGGCGTCGGAACGCTGCCGCTTGGTGAACTGCTGCTAGGCAGCGAACCACTCGACGCCGGATCGCTGCTGCTGGTTGAACTACTTGATGACGTGGTCGACGAGGAGCTTTCCATCGAACTGCTTGCCGGCGTTTCACCGCTGGATGCCGAGGGCGTCGAGGGTGCGGATGGACCGGACGAGCCCGATAGTGCGGAGGAGGAAACGTCGCTGGACAGCGAGTCGCTTGATGAGCTCACGCTGCTGCTGTGCCCGCTGGAGGATTCGTCGCTGGCGGACATCTCGCTCGATGAGTTCGACGAGGACGAACAATCCTCACCGCTGCTGGACGGGGAATTGCTGCTTTCGCTCCATGAGGATGAACTGCCGCCGCTTGAACTGCTCGGTCCCGAACTTGACGACGAACCCTCGGATGAACTTGAACTGGCGGACGAACCGGAACTCGATGACGACGAGGATGACGAACTGCTAATCGACGAGCTGGACGAATTGGAACTGCTCGACTCGGAATCGCTGCTTGATGCACTGTCGCTCGACTCGCTGCTGCTGGAGGACGAGTCGCTCGAACTGCTGCTCGCCCCGCTGGACGAGGTGCTACTGCTGGAAGAAGAACTGCTGGAACTACTGCTACTGCTCAATGTGCATTCGCAGTCGCGCACGCGACGCTCGAATCGCCACTCGCTTACGCTCGACACCTCTTGCACGGTCAGCGTGCGACTTTCCACGTCGATGCACTCTTGGCAAGGGGCGGGCGTGAAGCGGAATTCCTGCACGGTTCCACCCGGCGGCGGCTGATCGCTGGAACTGCTGCTGGATTCCGACGAACTCTCACTGCTCGAACTACTGGAGGATGAACTGCTCGACGAGCTAGAGCAGCACTCGCAACAGCAGCAGCCTGCTTCGTGGCTGTGTAGCCAGGGGCCTTCCAACTTGCTCAGCATGCCGCCTTCGAGCTTGATCGTCACGTTGCGCTTGTAGACCCGCAGCTTGCGCCCTTCGCAGCGGACGTCAGTTTCCTGAAGCGTCACTGCGCTCGACGGCGGGCCGCTCGACGAACTGCTTTCGCTCGACGAGGACTCGCTGCTCGAAGATTCGCTGCTGGACGACTCGCTCGAACTGCTCGACGACGATTCGTTGGAACTGCTGCTGGAGGAACTGCTGTCACTCGACGAACTGCTGCTGCTCGAAGAAGAACTTAACGAGGATGAACTGGAACTTGACGACGAAGAAGAACTGCTTGACGAACTAGATGATGACGAGGACGAACTCGAATCCTCGCAACAGCCTTCGCCGAGTTGCACGACTTCCCACTTACGGCTGTCAGCCATCCACTTGGCCCAGCCGAACGTGCCGGCGGGAACGCTCGTGGTCTTGCCGCATCCACACCCGCCGCCGGAGGACGCCTCCGAATTGCAGAGGTCGGGGCAGACGACGCCCAGCGAGTCGTAGACCGTGAACAGACAATCGGCCTCGCACCAGCCTCCCTCAGGCGGTGTCTGCGGGCACGGCAGGTCCGCCTTCGAGCCGTCGGCGATAATCCGCGCTGCGGGAGCCGAACCGCACCGGCTGAGCGATTCCATCAGCTTGAATCGCCGAAAGTCCTCTGGGTAGTTCGCTAGCCGAACAACGGCCCATTGCCCGCCGGTGCCACCTTCGCGCCACAGAATGCGGGCCGCGCCTACCGGGCGGCTCACCAGCGCCGTGGGGTCGCAGTGCTTCACGTCCGCGAACTCGTGGCACTGGTCCTCGACCTCGATGTAGGCCGGGCAGACGCCGCTCACCCAGGCGCGGCCGATCTTGCCCTTTCGCAGCGGGTCAAGCAGGATCACGAACCGATTGAAATGCGCCGGATGCTTCGGCCGCACGCCGACGAGGGCCACCTGATTCTTGAACTCCCGCAAGTGCGATTCCGGTGAGATGATGGGCGAATCGATCCCCAGCACGTGGAACCGCAACCGATCGTCGCCGCTGGAGTTGCGGACCTTGATGATGTCCCCTTGGCGAATCTGATCGAGCGCGTCGGCCAGTTGGTCGTGCTTCTTCCCCTTCTGCGCGCGAACCGTGTCCAAGAAGGAGTTCCACACCTCCGAGGAAAACTCCAGCGGCTGGCCGGTCTGGGTCTTTTTGAAGCGGTCGCCCATTTAGGTTCCGATCCCCAGGCCAGAGAAGTCGCCATACTCGTAGACCTGCTCGACGTAGGCCGCGATCGGTTTCTTGATGAGCGTCTTGGCGGCGTTGTCCTCCTCGTCGGCGAACCGAATCCAGAGGTAATGCCAGCCTTCTTTGTCGATGCCCGTGATGTTCCCCAGCGTCAGGCCGCTGACATTCGGGCTGGCGGCGAAACGGAAGGTGATCTCCCAATCGTCGAAGCCGCGTTTCGCACCGCTTGCGCCTAGGAACAGCACTTCCCCACGAGCAAAGCCTTTGAACGCGCCGTCGTTCACCTTGCCGGTCAGGAAGAAGAGCGCCGCTTTGTAGCCGCCGGTGACGAGCGCGTCGTCGATCTGGTGCGTCTCGGTGAAGTTGTAGACCGGGACCGTGATGTCGGTCCCTTCGATCTGATCCTGGTTGACGCCAATCGCGCCTTGGAAATCGGGGGCGACTTCCCCCGGTGCTGCGTAGCGGCCGACCGTGGATAGTCCTTGCGTGATATGAACGTTGCCGCCACCCGTGTCGAACGTGAACTGGGACTCGTCTTCGAGCTTCACGTAGCGAACAGCGCATTCCCACACGCCGCCGCCGACGGTCGAGATGGTGAAGCTGTCTCGCTTCAGCCCGTCGTAGAACGCGGGCGCGGTAGCCGCCACGAGCGCTTTCACCTGCAAATCGTCGTCGGTGCCCTGGACGACGTAGAGCAACTCCGTGTTCGGGTCTTCGCTCTCGGTCGCCTCGCGGCTGTTGTATCGTTCGTCGATAGTGATGGGCATAGTTCATCCGTGCTACGGCGCGAACACGAGCTTCCCTTGCTTGGCCTGCGCGAGCAGGTCTTTGGTATTGACCACGATCTGTTCGGCGGCGCGGGCGGTCCGCTCGGCCAGACTGTCGGCACCCAGGCCGCGAGCCGCCAGTGCGTTGAATGTCCCCTTCGCCTCGACCTTCCGCTGTTCCTCTTCGAGAATGCCGCCGCTGGTGGAAAGGCTGTCTTCGACGTGTTTGAGTCGCTCGGGATCGGCGCTATCGGCGGCGGCCCGCTTCTTGGCCGCTTGTTGAATCGCGTCCTGCCATTCCTTTCGCGCGCTTGCGAGCTCGCCCTCCGTCTCGGCCAGGTCGTCGGCGAACTGCTTTTGCCGGCGGGCGTGTTCCTCCGCTTGCATGTCCCCCAGCGTGCTTTCGACGCCGGCGCGGTCCCGCTCGATCTGTTCGCGGCGATCCCGGCGCTGGCGATCCCGCTGTCCGACGGCGTCGAGCATCTGCTGGTCGGCCGCGCCGGTTGCGTCGCTCACCTCGCGGTTGATCCGGTTCACTTCGGCATCCACATCAACCTCGTCGCTGAAGAGCGACTTGAGCCGCACCCAGGCCTTCTTGATGAAGCCGATGGTGTTGTGCCAGGTATGCGTCAGCAGGTTGGTGAAGACACTCCAGGCGTCGGCCAGGAACCCGACCGTCTCGGTCCAGCCGACTTCGATGGCCGCCCAGCCGTTGTTGAGAATCTTGGCGACGCCGAAGACCGCGTCGGTCCACAGCGACAGAAAGAACTCCTTCGCACCGATCCACAGTCCGTTGAGAAAGTGAATGCCGCGCTTCCACTCCATTTTCAGAGTGAGCCAGACGATCTTCGCGGCCAGCGCCAGGTCGCCTGCCGCCAGCGCGTCGCCGATCCCCTGCCACGCCGCCAGGGCGTCGTTCTTGAGCGTCTCGAATCTTTCGCCCAGCCATGCCAGCGCCTTGCCCCCCAAACCAGACGCATATAAGAGGTATCCACCGAGCGCGACCGCCGCGACGACCACCAGCCCAATTGGCGAAAGCAATAGCGCAATAATCTTGCCCAGAATGGCGACGGCGGTGCCGACTGCCCCCACGATGGTCACCACCGCGCTGATCGCCGCTCCGAACCCAGAAATGATGCCGCCAAGAGCGATCAGCGCCACGCCGGCCCCGACGACGGCGGCCGCGATCTTAAAGATCGTGACCACGAGCGCCTTGTTCTGTTTCACCCAGTTGACGATGGCCGTGATGAACTTGGTGGCCCGGCCGATTGTCTCGGTGAGCAGCGGCGCGAGCGCCGCCCCTAGTTGAATCGTGACGGCCGAAAGCGACCGCTTCAAGATGTCCCAGGCGTCGGCCAGCGCGGCGGCGGACGCCGCGTCGTCGTCGCTAATCGTGATGCCCAAGTCCCGCGCTTGCTTGCGAAACGCCTCGATGCCGTCGGCCCCCTGGTTCAAGAGCGGCATCAAAGCCTTGGCTCCGTCTCCGAGGATTTCAAACGCGTACTGAGCCCGTAGCGACTCGTTCTCGACGCCGGCCAGTGCCCGCACAATCTGGTCGAACTGCTGCTCGACCGGCAATTGCGTCAACTCCCCAGCGGCAATTCCCAGATCACGCAGCGCCCGGGCGGCGGGACCGCCGCCGGTGGCCGCATTGGCGATCCGGCGTCTCATCCGAAACAGCGCGCTACCCAGTTGCTCGAGGTTCGAGCCGCTCATTTCGGCGGCGAAGCCGAGTTCCGATAACGCCTGCACCGAGACGCCCGTTCGCTGGGACATGTCGTCCAGGTCGGCTCCCACATCGGCAAACTGCTTCGCCATGCCCACCAAAGGCGCGACGATGGCCCCGCCGGCCGCTGTGAGTTTCAGCCCCATCGCGCCGACGCTCGCTCCGAACGCCTTGAGCTTCTTGGAAGCATTGTTCAAACCTTTGACGAGCTTGCTGTCGCGGGTCGAGAGCTCGATGTAGGCCGCGCCGGCGCGGATGGCTTGTCCTGTCGCCATGCGTCACCTCCGGTCTACAAAGATGGTTTTCAACGTGCGAACTCCCGTTTTGACGACTGGTTGCTTTCGTTCGGCCAGCGGATTGAAATCCGCCGGCGTGAACGGCTGAGGTTTCTTCTTGGGATTGCGGTGGACGTTGGCGAGCATGGCCAGCACGGCCGAAGTGTGCTGCCACTCGTCGCGCCGTCGGGCGTCGGCCATCCAGACCAGTTCCCGCAGCGTCAACTCGCCGGGATCGACGCCGAGGATTCCGGCGAGCTGCCAGATGAGTCGCCAGGCGTCGTCTCCGGTAACTCGCCCTCGCTCAACAGCGATTCCAGTCGTTGATCCAGTTTCGGATCGTCCAATCGCTTGCTGGCCATTTCGACCGCCTTCGACTGAAAGGCTTTCAGCTTCGCGAGCGCCTTGGCCAGCACCTGACGCTTCGCCTGTGGGAAAAAATCGACCAGTTCCTCCAAGAGACAGGTCGTGCCGTGATCGATGGCGTCGCCCGCCATCGCGCGGCCAAAGTCTTCGTCGGTGACCTGCTTGGCGTCGGCTTCCGGCTTGCACAGCACATACAGCACGTCGCAGAGCAAGACCGGATCGGAGACCAACTGTTCGATGAGCTTCCCTTCGACCGCCTCGAGCAGGTTGACGCTGAGCAGCGATTTCACCCGCTTGATCGCATCGACGTTGATCGACACGGTCCAAGTGCGGCCGGCGTTGTCGCTAAAGGTTTTCATGCGGTGACGACTCTCTTAGGAACTTGAGGAACTTCCCTGTCCGTTGATCCACTGGGGGGCGCTGGCGGCGTAGGTCGGCTTGATGGCCACGTCGACCATGATCGCCTCCTCCAGCGCCTCGTTGCGCGTGAAGCTGAAGATGTCGAACGTCGCCCGCAGTCCTTCCGATTCGGGATCATTGATGTCGCCATCCATCACGGCAAACTCGATGGGCGTGTTGCCGAAGAACGCCTGCTGCATGGCGGAGAAGCCTTCGTCGGCCGTATCCCACACCATCTGGAAATCGATACTGGCGTCCTTGAGCGTGCCGACCGTGGCCCGCCAGCCGCCGTTGGCGCGGGTGGTGACGTCCGCCTCGCCCTTTTCCAGGTTGAGCGTGAGGTCTTTGACATTCGTGACCTCGGTCCAGGTGGGTGAGCCGCCGCTGCCCGTGTTGCGGTACAGCTTCGCGTCCATGCCGAGTCGAGTGCTCATCGCGGTGTTCTCCTGCGGTTATGCTTTGACCGACCCGGCCCACAGCTTGGGCAGGCGGTCCTTGGTTCTTTCGAGTGCCGGTCCCATGAACGGCCGCTTCGGATAACGCTGCCGTTTGTATTTGCCGCCGTGCTCGTGCGCGCTGCCCGACGCGCCGACCTTCGAGTGGTCCGGCCCGATCACCACGAGGTCTTTCTGCTTGTCCACATCGAACAGGATCGCGCCGCGCAGTTGGCCTTTGCGAGTGCTGGGCGGCTGCCCTTCGGGACTCGCTTTCTTCCGCCGGCGGATGCTCCGCTTGGCGGTCAGACGAATCGCCGCGCCGGCGTGGCCAAGGCTTTTGAAGTTGCCCTGCTTCGCCTTCGCCAGCACCTTCCTGGTTTCTTCTTTGGTCTTTGCCTTCGCGGCGATCATCGTTACCTCACCACGCGAAAGGTCAGAGTCAGGACGCTGGTGAATTGCCGCAGTTCGTCGAGGTGTTCCTGCGAATAGACGGGGGCGTTCTTCACGTCCATACACCGCGCGTCGGGAAAACTCGCGAGTGGTCCCACGCGGAAGTGATCGGCGATTTCCTCCACGAGCGCCATCAACGCGTCGAGCGACACGTGCGCCATGTCGGTCTTCTTCTGCACTGCCAGGTCGATTTCGTAACTGAAGTTGTCGCGATTGCGGTCCAACGACGAACTGGAGATCGCACGCGGCACAACAGTGACGTGCAGCGTTTCCATGTCGGGAAGCTCGAACGACGGCGCGTACAGCCGCGCCGCCGCCAGCGGCTGGCTGAACGTGGCCGCATTGAGCTGCGCCACCACGGCTTCGGCGATCTGGATGATCGTTGCCAACTACACTGCCTCCGTCGCAATGAGCTTCGTGTGAATCCGCAGCGTCCGCCGGTACGGATCGCTGTAGCGCCAGTGCTGTTCGCCGCCGAGCGGCAGTACCTCGTAGGTGTGCTTCTTGCCGGCGTCGATCTCGTCGAGCCGGTCTCCCTTGGCCGGCAGCGTGGCTTGTCCCGCGAGAACGAGGTCTGCCGTGTCGATGAGGTAATCCCGCACCTGCACGCGGACCGTGACGCCTGCCCCATCGTCCTGCTCGAACAGAGTCCGCCCGATGGTCGCTTTGACGACCACCGCATCCGCGCCGCGCCGGTACGTCACCTCGCGCGTCGCGTGTTTCTTCCGCTGGCCCTCCAGCCAGGCGGACCCTTGATCGAGCAAATCGCTCATCGTTTAACTTCCGCTGCTCGAGGCGCTTTCGGTCGAAACCATACACGGGCACAGCCGCACACGAACCGTCGCATCGCCGTTGGCCGCCGCCTTCACGATCTTGCCGAGCAGTTTGTGCGCACCGCCGCCATTGGTAGCGACGGCGACCTTGTTCGCCTCGTCCCAATACGCTAGCGCACCCGCGACGAAAACAACGCCGATGTCCGCCTCCTTGGCGAAGTCGAACACGCCCACCAGCGCCAGCGACCCCAGTGCGCTAGCCTTGATATCCAGCTTGGCGACACCGACGAGATCGCCTTGCACGATCACGTCGCCGGCGGTCACGTCCGCGACGGGGATATAGTCGATGGTCTTGCCATCGTGAACGAACTGTGCGGTTGCCATATCACTTCTCCTTGGAGTGGTTTACGCTTCGCCCTTGGCCTTGACGCCGGCCAGCCATTCCGCGAAATCGACGCCGAAGTCGTGGTAGCCGCGGAACTGCACGCCCAATTGATTGAAATCCGCCTCGGCCATATCCACCGTTGGCGTCTGCACGCCGTCGAGGAAACTGACGACGACCGCCGAAAGCACCGTCGGAGCGCGGAGCAGGAACCAGGCCTTCGCCGAGTTGCCGGTGAACGCAGCGTCGCTCAGCCAGTCCACGACCACCGGGCGATACTTGCCGGCGTGGATGTTGTCGCTGGGGACCGAGTCGTTCGCCGACGCGCCGCCGGTGTTCACCGTGGTGCTCTGGTACAGCCGCTGAGCGATGAACTGGAGCTCGGGCGGCACGAGTAGGATCGTCGGCAGTCCGCCGATCCGCTTGCCATCGGGAGACTTCAGCTTGCGGAAGGCCAGAATGCCCGCCTGCAACCCGGTGCCGTTGATGTCGAGCGCTGTGCCGGCCCCCTTGATGAAGTTGCCGCGCGCCTCGGTGAAGAACGTCGCGTTGTTGATGAAACGCGACCAGAACACGTTGTTGAAACTGCGAGCAGCACCCGCTCCCAGCCGCACCCGCAAGTCCTCGAACGCGCCCAGGTCATCGTCGATGATCTTGTCCCGCGTCAGCGAGAACATCTTGGCATAGGTCCGCGCCTTGCGAGTGTAGGTGTCCTCCGACACCTTGCCGTGCTTGATCTCGCCGTCAGGACCAAGCTCCTCGTACTCCATATCGTCGAGCATCCGGTAGCTGGTCACCGTCTTGAAGTCGCCGACCGTGCGGGTAATCGAAACCTCCCGCCACGACTGGTCCTCTTCCATGAACCCGGCCAGCAGTTCCTTGTTGGCGACGTTCGAGAGGATGTTGGGGAGCGAGAGCGTGCTGAACGCCGCATTGATCGGCGCGAACGCAGCGCGGAACATATCGGGCAGCGTGGCCTTGGTGACGACCGAGCGGCCGACGTAGCCGTTGGCCTGGGCGGCCATCAGGATCATTTCATGGAGGCCCAACTGGCGATAATTCTTGTCGGCCGCTTCGAGCGTCTGCTCGGAGAACAGCTTCTCGCGGCCGGGCGTGCGGAGCGTGCCGCACAGCGCCGCCTCGATTACCTCGGCCGCGATTGGTCCGCTGTCGCCGGCGGCGTGGATCGCCGGAGCGGCAGGACGAACACGGATCACGGCCAATTCAGTTTTGGTTTCATCCCACCCCTCCTCGATGGCCTTGGCCTCAATATCGGGGTGCTTGCCGGCGCAAATCTTGCGAACCGCCGCCACGCGGGCCGTCTCGGCCGCGAGCTCGGCCCGCAGGTCGGCCACGGCGGAAGCGGTCACATCCTTGCCCGCCGTGGCGGCCGCGTCCGTGCCGGCCGGCTTGGTCGTCGCGTCGTACATCGCCTGGAGGCTGGCGGTTTGCTTGTCGTCCAGATTGTCCGTCGTGAAGCCCTGGGCCTCGACCCATTGCGCGAATTCCATGTCACTCTTCTCCTTCAAAGGTGCGGCCTGCGCCGCGATGTTGACGCTGGTGTCTCCGTCGGCCCCGTTGGCGACGATGGCGACGTGCTTCAGCCGCGAACGGCGCACGAGCAGGAAGCTCGACGCCTCGGCGCGAATGGCGCGGCCGTTGACGACGACCTGCCGCCCCTTGGCGATCCGCTCGGTTTCTAGGGGTTCCGCGCCGACGCTGGCTTGCAGCGGCACGCCTTCGCGATGCAGTTCGATGACGCGCAGCGCCCGCTGGCTGGAGCGCGAGAGGTTCCCTTCGACGGACAAGCGCCCGTCGCGTCGCACCGGGATGCCGCTTCCCAGCACAGCTTCGATACGGTTTTCGTGGTCCGCCAACAGCGGCACGCGCTCGGGCGACTGGATGCCTTCCACGTCGAGCACCACCGGCCCGAAACCGGCGACGGTCATCACACCGCCGCTGTACGCATCGACGCGCACCAGCGCCGGCTTGTCTTCGCTGGCCGCCGCCTCGATGGTCAGATCGACCGGGCTGACAAATCGCATCTCACGCTGGTCATGCGGCATCGGCGGTCTCCGTTTCTTCGTCGGCCGGATTGTCTTCGGGCTCATCCGTCGGCGTTGCAGCGGGCTGCACGGGCGCAGACGAGATGCCAAGCTCTTTCAACAGCGCCACTTCCTTGGCCCGCTGGCGAATCTGCGATTCCCAGTCCTGACCGCGCCGCGCGTATTCGTCGGCAAGCGTGGTGGTGTGGTTGGCGAGGCGCGTTGCCTGCGCCGAGGCTTCCTTGGCGGGATCGACGTGTTCGTGCCCGTCCCAAAACCACTGGTGGGGCCAGTCGGCGATGGGGGGCAGTCCGGCGGGAAGGAGGCCCGGAATAAGAATCGCCTCGTCGAGCCAGGCGGCGAGAATTCGATCAAGCACCACGCATTCAAGGTGTGACTGCTCGACGCGGATCGCCTTGAAGTAGGTCTGATGGTCCAGGCGACCGGAGGCGTAGTTGTATCCGCTGCTGTTACATGCCGCGATGTTGTACGGCATGTTGAGGCAGCGGCAGATTTCGTTCAGCAGCTCACGCTTGAATTCGCCATAGGTGGTCGCGGGTTGCTCCGCTTCCATCTGGCTCATCTTCCAGCCACCCGGCATCGTCAGCAGAGCACGCTTCTCCAGTTCGATCGGCTCGAACGGCTCGGCCGCGTCCGCTTCGCCATTGGCCGGCGCGTCGGTGTAGAGGATGCCCGCGAAGTCGGCGGCAGTTTCCGCCGCAGCGAGTACTGCCAGCGTGAACCGCCGTAGCTGCGCGAACAGCGGTAGCGCCGGCATAAAGTCGGGGATGCCGCGAGCCTGGCCGGGCCGGTCGGCGCGAAACCAGTGGATCATCGATTCGGCGGGAACGCGGTCGTAGTTTCGTGCTGCCAGCGAAGTCACATCGCCGGGATGCTCCCGCAGGACGTGATACTCGATCGGGTTGCCGGCGGCGTCGAACACGATGCCGTCGATGGAATTCGGATCGGCGCGAAACAGATCGGGCGTGCATACTTGGTCCGCCTCAACGAGCCGCACATCGAGTTGAATCGCAGTCGGCAAGGCGGGGTTGCTCGTCAGAATGCCGAACGCCTCACCATCGGAGGCGCGAGCCAGCCGCATCGTGCGGAGCTTTTCGGCCAGCCCGACCGCCTTCGACCATTGCATGAACGCTTGTTCGATCCGGCTGTTGGCCTCCGAATCGGCGGTGAGCAATTGCAAGCGCGGGCCGGTGCCCACCACGTCGTTGGCCAGCGTCAGCGAGATGCCGCGGGCGTAGCTGTTGTTGGCGATCTCGTAGCGGGCGCGGTTTCGCAGCACGCGGCGCACTTCGGGGCTATTGGCGGTGTTGGCCGAGAGTCCATCGGCGTTGGCCCAGTGGCGGCGGTTATCGGAGTTCGTCGCCGCCGCGTCATACTTCGCGCGGACCATCCGCACCGCCCGGTTCGTGGTCGGCGGTTTCGACGAGAACAGATTGGTGAGCCAGCCCAGCATTACTCGGCCCCCGGTGGAACGAACTTGTTGAGCACCAAGCCGCGCCGCTTCGACTTGGCGGCTTCCTTCGACGCGAGATACTTATCCGCCGCGATCTGATCAGGGAGTTTGTGTTGCTCCATCGATCCCGAGTCACCGGCGGCCTTCGCCGGGCCTTGGGCGTTTTCACGGATCGTCTCTTCGAGGTTCTCAGCCATGCCCATCTCTCCCAAGGCAGCACACCATGTGCTCGCCTATTGGTAGACCTACCCGGCTAACACGAGAGATGACGAAGAAAACCACGGCCGCACGGGAATCGTGCTACATCTAGCAATCGCGCCGGAACGAAGCAGACGGAGTCGCTTCGTAGGTCACCAGCTTGCGCCCGCAATGCCGACATTCCTTGCGGCGGCGAATGCGGCCGTCGGGCAGTGGTTCGGTATGGGTGGTGTAGAAGTGGCGGCAACCGCATTGAGGACATTCGATGCCGCGTCGAGGCGTATCCGGTTTGGAGGCTTTCATTGTCGTCGCCTCCTCTGGAGATCGGCGAAGCTTACGCGCTCTCGCTTGATCGGCGTCACGATTCCGCCGGAACCGGCTAGCACCGCTCCCTGGATCGACGCCCCCACCGCACAGCCGACGAGACAATCGAACCAGTGGTTGTCACCTCGTTCGGGACGCTGTTTCCATTCGTCCACCGTGCGGCCACGTCCCTCAGTCTTGACCCGGTATTCAGAAGTTAGGTGTTCGGCCAGTAGCCGGTGTTGGTCGGGCGTGTCTCCGAAGAGTGAGAGACAACCCCGGTCGCCCATCGTCACCGCCAACCGGGCATGCACGAAGGTTTTCCAATAGTTCGTGTCGTAAACCGCGTGCCGAACTGCTCGCTTGCCCGCGACGTTGGGCATCCGCCAGTTGTGGCCCACCCGGTCGCCCGGCCGGCGTTTGTACTCGCTGAACGGTTGGCTCGATGCGCCCACGAACCGTCCGTGACTCGGCAGAATGATCCCCGCGTGGGACGATTGGCGGCAGAACTGATAGACCACGTCGGTGCTGGAGCCCCAGTTGGCGTCGATGAGGCAGCGTTCGATCCGCAGCATGGCTCCATCATCCCGCCGCCATTCTCGTCCCAGGTGGTTGGCCGTCAGCGTCTCCAGGCCCGCATAGATGGAACCTTCCAACCCCGAGGCCTTGGTGACCACGGCCAGCGTGTGACGGGCGTCGCGGAGCGTGAAGTAAGAACGCTGCTGATCCGGGTAACTGCCGTAGTCGATGACGTAGCCGGTGAAATCGTCCTCCCAAGCTGCCACGACATAGAACAGCAGCGCCTGTTGCACGTCGATGAACATCGTCAGGTGGTTGCAACCGATCGGGATGACGCCGCGGGCGATGCGATTCACCTTGGACGCGATCTGCTCGGACGACAGTTCGTTGTCTCCCTCGATCTCCATTGGTAAAGGTTCGTTCTGGTAGTTGGCGAAGAAGGCCGCCTCATCTTGGAGTCGCAAATTCATTGCATGTTGAATGGCCGACAGTTCGTCGTGATTGAACCGTTCCGGCCAGGCGATCTCCGCGCCGGCGTCCATCGCTTCGCGGTCGGCAGCATAAAACTCGGTGGCCAAACGGATGTCGCCGTAGGCCCGCAGGCTTTCCGCCCGCAGTTCGCCATAGCGCTGCCACTTCTTTCCGTCCGTGGGAAACGCATAGACCATCTTCGTCCGCTGTCCGTTCCATTCGGGATGCTTGTCGCGGCAGAGGATGTTGTCGGCCATGTCCCCTGGTCGAATCACGGTGCAGGGCATGATGCCGCTGATCTTCTTGCCGGGACCGGAAAGCCCCAAGATGGCCCCGGCGAGAATGCCTTCCCGCGTGGCGCACTGCGACAGCGACCGAGCGCTTTCATCCGTTTGGGGATCGTCGAGCACAACCAACGTGGGCCGCACCGTGTGACCGTCAGCACGTTTGTACTTCATCCCGCGAATGCGACCCGTAATGCCGGCAACCTTGATGATCGCTCCGCTGGCCACGCTTCCCGGCATGGTGGGCAGCACCACCTCGCGGGCCGTCCAGCCGATATGCGTGCGCTCTCCGTTGTAAAGTTGGCCGTTGCAGCGGTTCGCGATGCCGTCCAGACATTGGATCGGATACACGACTTCGGGGTAGTCTTCCAGCAGCAGGTCATTGCCGTCGAGTTCCATCTTGATCGAATCGAGCATGTCCATCGCATGCCCTTCGTCGGAGCCGATCAAGCACACGAACTCGCGATGCCCGTTGAGCGCGGCCCAGATGCAGGCACATTCACAGATCGTGGTCTTGCCGCTGCCGCGCGGCATGGCCAGCGCGAATAACCCGCCGCGCAGCACCGCCTGCTCGATCTTCTCCATCACCTTCAGATGGTCGAGCGACCACGGCAAATGAAACGTGAGCGGGAAGTAAGACTCGCAAAAGAATCGGAAGTCCGATGCAGCGAGCCGCTTCCGTTCAGCGTTGACCACGCTCGGTAGATCACCGATGTCGCGTCCCGCGATGGCGAGCGCCACGTTCCGCGCTCGCGCTCGATCCTTCAGCTTCTCGTAAGGATCGCCTTCCGGTTCGGGCTTTGGCGCATGGCGCAAATCAACGAGCCAAGCGGCGTAGCGCAGCAGATCGACGAACCTAGCGTCGCCAATGCGAGCGCCGGCCCGCGTTCGATGGCGATGCAGCTGCCGCTCGTTGATCACTTCGCCCAGCGGCGTCGAGTTCAAGAGACGGCATAGTTCGCTCGGTCGCAACTTGCGCGGGTCAGTCGCCACGCCCCATCTCCTTCACGAGCCAGGCGACGTAGTGAACCAGGTTGATCGTTCCGTCGGGGTTCGTCGGGGCACCGGCCTTTACGTCGTCGCGCAGCATCTCTTCGGTTATCGATGGTCCGCCCACCTTGGCCAGCAAGCGCGCCGCGTCTGGCAGCGCCAGCGCCGCGGGATTGATCGGTTTGCGGGATTCGTCGCCTGACATGGTTTTAGGCCGCCCTAAATCGCCCGGAAAAAAGCTGCGGAATTCCGCTGCGGATTGCCAATACCGCGCTTGATGTTTTCGACGCGGGCTGGCTCATGTGTTTGTGTCCGAAGGGGACAAACCACCAACCACGAGGAGCCAAACGATGAACGCGAACAACGACGAGCGTATGAGCGGGGCGGTTGACCAGGATGCCTTTGAGAAGGTGATCCGCGACAACCTCTCGCCTGAGGCGGTCGCCTCGATCATTGCCTTCCTTCAACCGGCGGCCTTCTACAAGCCGGCAAACCAAGAGGCGATGCGGGCGCTTCAGCAGGTCGAATGGTTCGCCGACACGCTGACCGCGATGCTCGGCGTCGAGGAGCACAACCGCCTGATGGAAGAGTTGGGACTGTAAGCCGAAACGCGGGCGCGCCCCGCGTCGCCCGGCGGTGGTTCGCCGGGCCTGATGATGGCAGCCAACCCATCGCGACCATTGACCAGGAGACGAATCATGTCCAAGAC